TGGATAGACCTAAGTCTGAGCTTGCTTACCGTGTACCTGCGAGCAAGTTTACTCGTAAAAAGATTACTGCTAATGAAAAGCAGGAAGACTTGGTTGGACTTGATACTACTATTGACTGGAAAAATACAGGTGACAACAGTTATGATGGAGAAAAACTTAATTTACTAGTACACGATGAAAGTGGTAAATGGGAAAGACCTGATAATATATTAAATAACTGGCGTGTAACAAAAACGTGTTTACGTCTTGGTAGTAGAATAGTAGGTAAATGCATGATGGGCTCAACTTCCAACGCCTTAGATAAAGGTGGAGACAACTTTAAAAAACTATACAATGATTCAGACGTATCGAGACGAAATCGTAATGGACAAACAAAGTCTGGTCTTTATTCTCTCTTTATCCCAATGGAGTGGAACTACGAAGGATTTATTGATGAGTACGGAAATCCAGTCTTTGATAATCCAAGTGATGATGTATACGGACCAAACGAAGAATTAATTGATTATGGAATAATAGATCACTGGCAAAATGAAGCTGATGGTTTAAAAAATGATCAAGACGCGTTAAACGAGTTTTACAGACAGTTTCCAAGAACTGAAGAGCATGCATTTAGAGATGAAGCAAAAAACAGTATATTTAATTTAGTAAAAATATACGAACAAATAGATTATAATGATGGCGCAAAACCACCTATTAACACAGGCAATTTTCAATGGGTTAACGGTGTAAAAGACACTCAGGTAATATTTTATCCAGATCCAAAAGGTAGATTTAATATTAGCTGGATTCCATCATCAAATTTACAAAATAAAATTATATTAAAAAATGGAAGCAAATACCCTGGCAACGATCATTTGGGCGCTTTTGGCTGCGACAGCTACGATATTAGCGGTACTGTAGACGGTAAAGGTTCAAAAGGTTCTTTACACGGTCTTACAAAATTTAGCATGGAAGACGCACCGCCAAATCATTTTTTCTTAGAATATATAGCTAGACCACAAACTGCTGATATATTTTTTGAAGATGTTCTTATGGCACTAGTTTTTTATGGCATGCCACTACTTGCTGAAAATAATAAACCAAGATTATTATACTATTTACGAAGACGTGGTTATAGAGGTTATAGTATGAATCGTCCTGATAAATCTTGGAACAAACTGTCAACAGCTGAAAAAGAAATAGGTGGTATACCTAATTCAAGTGAAGATATAAAACAAGCCCATGCTGCCGCGATAGAAATGTATATACAAGGCCATGTTGGTCAAATGCAAACTGGTGATTATGGAAGCATGTACTTTAATAGAACTTTAAACGATTGGGGTAAGTTTGATATAAACAAACGTACGAAGTTTGACGCTGCTATTAGTAGCGGTTTAGCTATTATGGCTTGTAATAGACATTTGTACAAACCAAATCCTAATATAGAAAAACAAAAAATAAACATAAATATAGCTAGATATAGTAATACTGGTTATAATTCTAAAATAATAAAATAAATATATGGCAGAGTCTGTTATAAAAACTTATTTCCCAAGTCAAGTTGTAAGTGATGCTGAAAAGCTAAGTTATGATTATGGTTTAAAAGTAGCTAAAGCTATTGAAACTGAATGGTTTTACAATGATTATAACCAAACAAGATACACTACTAATAAAAACAATTACCATAATTTAAGGTTATACGCTAGAGGTGAGCAGTCAATACAAAAATATAAAGATGAATTATCTATTAACGGTGATTTATCTTATTTAAATTTAGACTGGAAACCAGTACCTATTATACCTAAGTTTGTTGATATAGTTGTTAATGGCTTAGCAGATCGTATGTATGATATAAAAGCTTTTTCACAAGATCCTCTTAGTATAGATGAGAAAACTAAATATTTGCAGGACATATTAGCTGATATGAGTTTAAAAAGTTTAAACGAATATAATCAAGAAGTTTTTGGTATTAACACTAGAAGATCTGATTTAAAAGATATTCCAGAGACTAAAGAAGAAGTACAACTTCACATGCAGTTAACTTATAAGCAGAATATTGAAATTGCTGAAGAACAAGCTTTGCAAACTTTAATGCAAGGTAACGATTATGATTTAATTAAAAAACGTTTTTATTATGATTTAACAGTTTTAGGTATTGGCGCTGTTAAAACTAATTTTAATACTTCAGAAGGTATTACTATAGAGTATGTTGATCCAGCAGATTTAGTCTATTCTTATACTGAATCACCATATTTTGATGATATATATTATGTAGGTGAAGTTAAAAAAATACCAGTAAACGAGCTAGCTAAACAGTTTCCTTTTTTAACTCAAGAAGAGTTAGAAGATATAATTAAAAACAAAAATTATCATCAAACAAACTACGATCAAGGTATTAGTCATTACAAAGAAGTAGATAGAAATAAAGTTCAAGTTCTATATTTTAATTATAAAACTTATATGAACGAAGTTTATAAAGTAAAAGAAACGGGTAGTGGTGCAGAAAAAGCTATAGAAAAAGATGATAACTTTAATCCACCAGAAGATAAAGAAGGTAATTTTACTAGATTACAAAGAGCTGTAGAAGTAATATACGAAGGTGCTTTAATATTAGGTACTGATAAACTATTAAAATGGGAGTTAGCAAAAAATATGTTACGTAGTAAAAGCGATTACAATAAAGTAAAAATGAACTACGCTATTGTTGCTCCTCGCATGTACAAAGGTAGAGTTGAAAGTTTAGTTAGACGTATTACAGGTTTTGCTGATATGATACAACTTACGCATTTAAAGCTACAACAAGTTATGGCTCGTATGGTACCTGATGGTGTTTATCTTGATGCTGACGGTTTAGCTGAAGTTGATTTAGGTAATGGTACAAACTATAATCCACAAGAAGCCTTAAATATGTTCTTCCAAACAGGTAGTGTTATTGGTAGATCATATACTGGTGATGGAGATATAAACGCTGGTAAAGTACCAATACAAGAAATAACAAGTGGTAGTGGTGGTAAAAAAATACAAGCTCTTATAACAAATTATAATTATTATTTACAAATGATTAGAGATACTACCGGGCTTAACGAGGCTAGAGACGGTGGTATGCCAGATAAAAACGCTTTAGTTGGTGTGCAAAAATTAGCAGCTGCAAATAGCAATACAGCAACAAGACATATATTACAAGCTGGTTTGTTTTTAACTGCAGAAATAGCAGAAAGACTTTCGTTAAGAATATCTGATGTTTTAGAATATTCTCCAACAAAAGATGCTTTTATACATGCTATTGGTGTTAATAACGTTGCTGTTTTAGATGAAATAAAAGAATTATACTTGTATGATTTTGGTATATTTTTACAACTACAACCAGATGAAGAAGAAAAACAAATGCTTGAAAATAATATACAAGTAGCTTTGTCACAACAAACAATTGATCTTGAAGATGCTATTGATATTAGAGAAGTTAAAAATTTAAAACTAGCTAATCAATTGTTAAAAATACGTAGAAGAAAAAAACAACAAAGAGATCAAGTTGTAGCTCAACAAAATATTCAAGCTCAAGCTAATGCTAATGCCCAAGCTCAACAAGTAGCAGCACAAGCTGAAATACAAAAAAATCAAGCTATAACTCAAAACAATGCTCAGCTAGAACAAATAAAAGCAGAGTTAGAGTCTAATAAAATGCTACAAGAAGTTGCACATAAAAAAGAACTTATGCAGCTAGAGTTTCAAATGAACATGCAGTTAAAAAATATAGAAGTTGAAGGTATGAAGTCTAGAGAAGCTGCAAAAGAAGATCGTAAAGATGAAAGAACAAAAATACAAGCAACACAACAAAGTGAGCTTATAGATCAAAGAAAAACAGGTAAACCACCTAAAAATTTTGAGTCCGCAGGTAATGATATATTAGGAGGCGGTTTTGATTTAGGTGCGTTTGATCCTAGATAACAATTATTAATTATTATTATATTATATTATGGAAGAAAACAAAAAAGAAACAGTAGCTGAAGAGGCTACAAAAGATAATGTTACAAAAGTTAACATTGTACAAGAAACAAAACAAGAAGATGATAATATCATCAAAGTAGATTTAAATAACCCACCAAAAAAAGAAGAAGATGCCGTTCGAGAGCAAAGCACAAATGAGGTACCTGTACGCGACGAATCCGAAACTAGCGGAGAAGTTCAAGAAGAAAACGAAAAAGTCGTTGAAGAAATTACCGGAGAAAAAGAAGAAGTCACCGAGCAGGTTCAGACTGAGCAACCCGTTATTGAAGAAATAACAGAAGAACAGGTTGAAGAGCAAGCAGAAGACTTAGTTGAAGAAACTAAAGAAGCTATAGCCGAAGCTCAAGAAACAGGTAAAGAACTTCCAGAAAACATACAGAAACTTATGGATTTTATGGAAGAAACAGGTGGTAACGTTGAAGATTATGTTAGGTTAAATAAAGATTATAATAAGCTTGACGATAACACTGTATTAAGAGAGTATTATAAACAAACTAAAAAACACTTAACAGACGAAGAAATTAGTTTCTTAATGGAAGACTCGTTTTCTTACGATGAAACAGAAGACGAAGAAAGAGATATTAAAAGAAAAAAACTAGCGTTTAAAGAGCAAGTTGCCAGCGCTAGAAGCCACTTAGACGGGCAAAAGTCTAAATACTATGAAGAAATCAAAGCTGGGTCAAAGTTGACTCAAGAACAACAAAAAGCTATTGACTTCTTTAATAGATACAACAAAGAATCAGAAGAGAATAAAAAAGTTGTAGAACGTCAATCAAAAACTTTTAGATTAAAATCTGACAATTTATTCAACAAAAACTTTAAAGGTTTTGAATATAACGTTGGTGATAAAAGATATAGATTTAACGTTAAAAATACAAACGAGGTAAAAGAAACTCAAAGCGACATTA